CACCTATATCAACAATCTCAGTATACACTGTATTAAATGCTCCTAAGGTGTCGAGACCTATGTTATGGGGTTCGTAGGTAAATTGAAGTCTACCGTGATGAAATTTAGAACACACAACTTGAAATCTAAACTTTAATGTACCGGACCAAGACTCAAATGGCCAGGTAGCAAATGATAAGGCTGTTGGATAATATAAATTCGCTGATTTAGTGAATTCCAACATAGGAGCTACTTCAGTTGTAAATAATAGTTGATCGGGGGGATCGACTGTGGTCCATGGAAATGATGTAAGAAATGATTCCCTGGAAGCTATATATTGGATGGTCATTTCATCCATACCAGATAAACCCACGGTTCTCGGGTCGACGCAAATTTCTTGCTTACTATCAACCGTTAACTTGGAGACTGTCTCATCAGAATCACAAGTAGCTAGACTGGTAGCATATTGTGGTTTATAAAACTTAGCTTCAGATAGAATTGCTGGACGTGAATATCCAAATAATCTAGCAATACCAGAGACAGCATTTGCTGCCATTTTGGTTGCCATTGCAAAAGGGGCTACATATGGAACTGACTCAAGGTGACCAGCAAATGCAGCAACAGCTGTTGCTGGCTTGGAGATAATTCCTTGACCATATTCATCATTTTTCTGCATGCCGGGAGAAGATTTGTTTTGAGTTTTCTTACCACCGACTTTACTCTTCTTTTTACCTCTACCAGCCTGAGCCGATAGAGATGTGGTAGGCACACACATTTTGACGTCTTCTGCCCATGCAAAAACTGTGATCGAGATAGATTCAGTTCCTGCTGACGCGTGTTGAAGCAAACCAATGCTAGTAAAATCAATCCTACCCATATCTGAATAATTACCAGCAGATAAAGTTTCAATCCAGTTGTTGGGGTGAAAAAAGGGTAGTGAAAGTTCACCACCCATATTTTCTGCTGGGTCGAGTAAAATATGTGGTCTCTGGGAATAAAGAACCACGTGTTCATTTGATCCAATAACAGGGGCATGTGTGGTGTCCTTGGTAGGCCAGGGATTGTACGATGTAAGTACTCTTCCATAATGAAATGGTGTCGCATTAATCATAACTTTGACCTTCAAAGTACACCTTACGCGAGCAAAATTATCTACGCGTTTTTTAATGGCTGGATCAGTGAAGAAGAGATGCCAGGGTTCAAGCTGGTCTTTAAATTCTGTTCCAACATCCCAAGTGTATTTAGCTATTCGAATGGGTCTCGATAGAAAATTACCTAAATTGGCATCATTGAAATTCCCGATATCAAAAGTTGTATCGGGTTGGGAAACCACAGTAGTGGAAAATCCCGGGGCGATGTCGGTAAAACCAACATTCTGTTCAGTATCTTCGGACTGAACGACCTTGTCTATTTTTGTTGCAAGTCGTTATTACGCCATGCATGAGTGACTCAACCCATGCGGCGGTTTGTACAAATAAAGGCGGGTACCCTTTCTTAAAAAAGAATTGTCTACGAGGAGACTGCCCTAAATGATATTCGCTTCTTGTATTAGTATGTACAAATGTTATACAAGT